GTTTACAAACTTAACGAAACACGAATCCTTAACGAAGTAACATACCAAACAGGTTTACTAAATAGCGACATAGCAAAACTACTTCCTAAAAACGTACCTGTATATGCAGATAGTGCCGAGCCAAAAAGTATAGCCGACATACAACGCTATGGCATAACAATCAAAGGCGTAACAAAGGGCAAGGATTCAATCAACTACGGAATAGACGTTATGCAACGTGAAGACTATCTTGTAACATCGCAAAGCACGAACTTGATTAAAGAACTAAGAAGCTATTGCTGGGATACTGACAAGACAGGTAAACGACTAAACAAACCGATAGCCAACTTCGACCACGCAATTGATGCGGTGCGTTATCACGAAATGGAAACTTTAGGTATGAACAAGAACTATGGTTCGTATTCGATTTTATAGCACTATTACAAAAACACGAAAAATAAGTTATTAATATATGAAGTTAGATTTATTACTACCTACATCACTAAGTGAAATACCATTATCACGGTATCAACAATTTGTAAAGACGAAAGAAGCATCGAATGACGATGAATTTATTGCACAAAAAATGATTCAAATATTTTGTGGCATAGATTTAAAAGATGTAGGCAAGATAAAAATGAAGCATTTAAACGAACTAATAAACCACTTCACAAAAGTGTTTAGCGAAAAGCCAAAGCTTATACGTCAGTTTAAAATTAAAAATATTGAGTTTGGCTTTATTCCGAAGCTTGACGAAATTACATTTGGCGAGTATGTAGATTTAGAACATCACTTACAAAATTGGAAAACATACCATAAAGCTATGGCAGTTATGTACCGACCAATCAAAGAAAAACACGGAAACACATACACGATTGTAAACTACGAACCTAACGAAGATATGCAAGACCTAATGAAGTTTGCACCTTTAGATGTAGCAATTAGTTCAAGTGTTTTTTTTTGGACTTTAGGAAGCGAATTACTGAATCTTACAATCAACTATTTACAGAACGAACTGAAGAAGATGACTTCCAGCAGTACAGCGAAAGACAAAACTTTAGCAGACAATGGGGATGGTATAATTCAATCTATGCACTCGCTAAAGGAGATGTTACCAGATTTGACGAAGTTACAAGCTACAGACTTACTAAATGTCTTACCTATCTCACATTCGAAAAGCAAAAAAACCAAATCGAAGCAAACGAACTTAAACAACAAATGAGAAGATGAATTATTTTGATATTATAGACAAACTAAAAGCACACTTTGATGCAGACGAATTAGTAAACACCGTTACACAAGGCGATATATTCGAAGTGGATTTGTCAAAGCAAACTATCTTTCCGTTAGTTCACCTTATCGTAAACACGGCAACCTTTGAAGAAAACGTAATAAGATACAACATTAGTATTTTAGCTATGGATATTGTAGACATAACAAAAGACGAAACCACAAGCAAGTTTGAAGGCAACGATAACGAACTATATATAATCAATACACAGTTAGCAGTTCTTAACAGGTGTTATGAGTTGTTACGAAGAGGTACACTATACACAGATGCGTTTCAAGTAGACGGCAATCCAAGTGCTGAATTTTTTACAGAACGATTCGAAAATAAGTTAGCTGGTGCAACTTTAACGGTAGATATTTTAGTAAGTAATTCTATGACTATTTGCTAATGGCAGAATTTGAAAACATACAAGATTTACTAAACGACTTTAGAGATAACGTAATTCGTGAAGCTAAAAGAAACTTGTCTAAACGACACGACACAGGCAAGTTAAAGAATAGTTTAAAATCGTATGTTAAAGAATCTAAAAATAGTATCCAGATTAGCTTTGAGATGGATGAGTACGGTTTTTACCAAGACGAAGGTGTAAAGGGTGCAAATCCAAGCAAGGTGTCGCCTAACGCAAAAATAAAAGGGCAACAAGCACCAAATAGTCAGTATAGATTTGGTAGTGGCAAAAGCAAAGGTACATTTAAAAGCTTTGCTAATAAAATGGCTAAATGGGCGCAGCGAAAAAACATACGCTTTAGAGATAAAAAAGGTCAATTTGCAAAAGGTGGCTACAAGTCAATGGGCTACATAATAGCAAGTAACATTTACAATAGAGGTTTAAAACCAACACTATTTTTTACAAAGCCATTTGAAAAATACTACAAGCGACTGCCAGATGAATTGGTAGAAAAATACGGATTAGATATGGAAGAACTATTTACACAAATAACAAACGAAAACTTTAAAAGACTTAACAAATGAATTTAGCAAGGTCACCATATATTGTAGAAATTTCAGAGAGTGGGCAAACAGGTTCTAAAATAGAATTGTTCTTGTGGAATACAGGGAGCCAACCAGCAAACCCACAATACACACTTGAAAAACTTATACCAGCATCAAACAACGTAAAGACGTACTACAATGTTTCGCCTTATGTTCGTGAGTATTTTACAATGGGTGGTTATGACTACGATACGGCAAACTTTTTCGACACGGCAACAAGCACAGACTATCTTGTGAACTATGCAATAAAAAGATACAAAAACGTAAGTGGCACTTACACACTTTTAGGAACTGACACAGGACAATTCGTAAACGGCTATTCTGAATATATGGAAGGGCAAAACACGGTCAAGCAAGACGTTCTGTTAGATGAAGGTACATACTTATACCATTACGATAGTTCGTTCAGTACAACGCAAAGAAACGCACTTGCTGGAAGCTTCGATGCCGATTTAGCAGTAGGCGAAAAAATAAGATACACGAATTTAAGCACAGGTGCAACGCAAGAATATACAATTAGTGCTGCTGGTGTAAAAGTATTTGGTCGTGTTTATACAGGTAACTTGGCACACGGTAACAAAGTAGAAATGATTAACACAAGTGCAGCAGTAGTTTGGACTGCTACGTTTAAGCCTGTATGTGAGCCAAAGTATAGCCCTATCGTAGTAGACTTTGTAAACAAGTATGGTAGTTGGTCACGAATGTTTTGGTTTAAAGTAAACAAACGAACAACAACGGTTAAGAGCAACGAATACAAATTTAATCCACAAACTTTGCCATATAGTGCTACACAAGGTGGTGGACAAATAAAGCAATTTAACAAAACAGGAAACGAAAGCATAAAGCTAAATAGTGGCTTTGTAAATGATGGCTATGCAGAATATATTCAGCAGTTGATGTTAAGCGAACACGTTACGGTTTTAGATTTTGACACAAACACGAATGCTTTTCCAGCTAAAGTAAAAACACAATCACTTGTAAAGCAAACAGGATTAAATGACGGAACAATGAACTACACACTTGACTTTGACTTTGCTTTTGACTTGATTAATAACGTAACATAATGAGAGGTGTATCGGTTTACATAGAAGGTGTTAAATTAGATTTGTTTGATGACGAACAAATAAACGTCACATCTATACAACAAAACGTACAAGATATAAGTAAGGTATTTACCGACTTTAGTCAGTCTTTTACAGTACCAGCTACACCAAACAACAACCAAGTCTTTGAACACTTTTACCAAAACGATGTAAACGCAACTATTGATTTTAACGTAAGGCGTGAAGCATTAATAGAAATTGATTTAACTACATTTAGAAGGGGTAAAATAAGCTTAGAAAAAACGGAAGTAAAAAATAACGAACCATACTCTTATCAAATTACTTTTTATGGCGATGTAGCAAGTTTAAAAGATACGTTTGGCGAATCTAAACTTGTAGATATTAGCACATTGAGTAGTACGGATATGAGTTACACATTTGCGCAAGTAAGCCAGAGAATAACGGATGATGCTACTGAGTATCCAATTCGTTTTCCTTTAATAGTTGGTAGAAACCTAACCTATGGCGATGGTGCAAGTACCGATATTAGTCATAGTGGTAGTGGCTCAATACTTTACAACGAGTTGTTTCCAGCACTTGCAGTTTACCAAATATTTAACGCATTACAAACACAATACGGAATAACTTTTAATGGTGGCTTTTTAAACAACGAAAGATTTAGAAGGGCTTTTTTGTATTGCCAAAATGCAGAAACATTTACGTTTAACACGAAGCCGTTGTTAATGGATATTGCATCAGCTGAATCTTTAACAACTAATAACAACACTTCACTTAACGCAACCGACTTTTTTAGTTTAGCAAACGACACTTTAACAATAAGCGAATTAATACCGTCTGTAGCTTTCCCAACGGTCACTTCGGCTGGTGGCACATACTTTAACACCGAGCATATAATAAATTTATCGTTAAATAATTTAACGGCTGGTGTAGATGCGTTTATTGATGTTTACGAAAACGACCAACTTATACAAACTTACGATGTAAGTAATAGTTCTTCTTTATCAATAGTCAGAAACAATGACAATCTGAATACGTCAAGAGTGTTTAAGTTTTTAATACGTTCTACTGCACCTATGACAGGTCAATTCGTTATAACATACCGACAGAAAACACTTTATACTTACGGTGTCGCACAATTAGAAACTTTAGAAAATCAATTCATAGGTAGTGGTTCAATTAGCACTACGGCAACTTTAAGCGTATTGAACTACTTGCCAGATATGAAGATAGTAGACTTCTTTAAAGGTATTCTACAGATGTTTAATTTGACGTGCTACGGAACTGCTAAAGACGTTTATCAAATCGAACCCCTAGATGATTGGTATCAGAAAGGTGCTATTGTAGACATAACAGAATACACCGATATTAAAAGCACTAAGATTGACCGTGTAAAGCTATTTAAAAACATAAGCTTTAATTATCAAGAAAGTGAATGTGCAACAAACGAAGCGTTTAGAGATATTACAGGTGGTCGTGACTACGGAAACACGAGCCAACTATATGACTATGACGGTGGCGAATACAAGATTGATTTGCCCTTTGAAAATATGATGATGCACAAGTTTACCGATACTGATTTGCAAGTAGGTAAACGATTAAACACCGACATTCAGACATACATACCAAAACCGTTAATAATGTATGCTTATGACACTACAAGCGCACAATGGCGATTTAACGATGGTAGTAGCGTTACTAATATGACTACATACATTCCGTTTGGTCAAGACTTACAATTAGGCACAAGCGACTTTACACTAAACTTTAACGCAGATATTAGTACGTTTATTTTAGAGCCTGTACCAAACACTTTGTTCGCAGTTTATTATGCACCATATTTAAGCAACTTATATAATCTTAAAAATAGACGAACTAACGTAAAGACGAACTTGCCCATAAGCTTATTAACAGGACTACAATTAAACGACCGTCTTATAATTAGAGATAAGCGATATATTTGCGAGTCAATGAAGAGCAACCTTAACACAGGCGATGTAGATTTAGTTTTGATTAACGACTTTAGAGAACTTATTGCAGATGGCGGAGTAATTCCAGAAATAATAGTGCCAGATAACAACGCACAATGTTTAGACATAGATATACTATTTCCAAATGATGCAGTAAGTGCTACAATAACAACAACGACTGCTGGTGTAACAATATCACCAAGCACAATAACTCAAGAAAGAAGAATTGAAGTATGTTTACCTGTGAACACGGCAACGGATTTAATCGTAACGGAAGACGGAACAGATAACATAACGGATGAAAACGCTGGTAGCATAGCAACTAAACAACTAAGAACAGAAGGTGCAAGTGATACAGTAATTATATTGTTAGTTACTTATACATTTAGTAACGGCACAACGGCAGCAAATCAAATATTTATACAACAAGAAGGGTAATGTTAAAACACATAATAGATTTACTACAAATAGACGAATTTTACGAAGGTAGTCACGATGTCCAAATAGCAAAGGGCTTATATAATTATGAGAAAGGGATAAAAGGAATTTACAAGCAGAAGAAAAGGATGCAAATATTAAAACAAAAAAATTCAGAGAATCTCAAAAAAATTAAAGAAGCAATAAAATGAAAATATTTGGAGTTGAAATAAATATAAAAAATAACGCAAAAGAAACCGAAAAAGATTTTGAGAATCTTAATGACACTTTAGACGAAACTGCAAAAGCAACCGATGAGGTTAATGAAAGTTTTGACAAAGGCGCTACATTTGCTCAAAGATATGGCGATGAATTAGAGCCACTAACAACACGAATGGGCGAAGCTGAAGACCGCCTATATGAGTTGGCACTTGCTGGAGATACTACATCAAAAGAATATCAAGAACTATTAACACAGGTTGGTAACTATCGTAAGGTTCAAATACAAACGGATTTAGCAGTTGATGGTGCAGCGCAAACAATGAGCCAAAAGCTTGGTAGCGCTCTAACAGGTGCAACAAGTGGTTTTGCAGCTACTCAAGGTGCTATGGCTTTATTTGGCGATGAAAACCAAGCATTAGAAGAATCTCTTTTAAAAGTTCAAGCAGCTTTAGCAATTCAGCAAGGTGTAGATGGTTTACGAACATCATTTAAAGAACTATCAATAGGCACTAAAATAGCATCGACTGCACAAGCAGCATTTAGTTTTGTAACAGGTGGTGCAACGGTGGCTATGAAAGCTTTTAGAGGTGCGTTACTTGCAACAGGTATCGGCGCTTTAGTAATTGGAGTAGCTGCATTAATTGAAAATTTTGACAAAGTTACTGCAACTATAAAAAATGCGTTAAGCTTTGCACTAAAACCATTAAAAAAAGCCATTGATGAAGTTGTAGATGCCTACTATGCCGTTACTGATGCTTTAGGCATAACAGACACGGAAGCAGAAAAATTAGCACAAAATCAAAAGCGTAGAGCAGAAGAAGAAAATAAAAGAACACAAGAAATAATAAAACAAAACAAAGCGTTAGGTGCGGAAAGAAGAAAACAGTTTATTGCAGAAAAAAAACGTATTGAAACCTTAAAACGAATAAGGCAAGAGGATTTTGATTTAAATATTGCCTTGTTAGAAAGTGAAGGTAAAAATACAATTCGATTAAGAAAACAAAGAGCAAAAGAATTACTTGAAGAAGCAAAAGAAAATGAAGAAATACAAAGACGAGGTGGATTAACAAATTTTGGGTTGTTTAAGGAAGCCCAAGAAAAAAGAATAAAAGCACAAATTGTATATAACAATATACTGAAAGAACAACGTGCCGCAAACGCATCAAAAGAAAAAGAAGAAGAAAAAATAGAATTTGACGGCAAAATTGAACGGCTACAAATACAAGCAGCGACAGAAGTAGATATTGACAAAGAGAAAAACGAACAAATAGCGAAAAACGCAGAAGCAGCAAGAGAAAGACAAAAAGCTGCTGCTCAATCATTAGCAGATACTGAAAAAGCTATACAAGATGCGAGAATGGCAAACATTGAAGCTGGTATTTCATTGTTTAAAGATTTAGTTGGTGAAAACAACAAACTACAAGCTTTGGCAATAGCAGCCGAAAGTGCAGTATCTATAGCGAAAACTATAATAGCAACACAAGCAGCAAACGCAGCAGCAACTGCACAGGGAACGGCTTTGGCAATAACAACAGGTGGTGCATCGGTAGCAGCGGCAGCAGCACTTGTAACACAAAACAATATAGCCGCTGGTATATCTATTGCAGCACAAATAGCAGCAGCTGCAAAAGGAATAAGTGCTTTAGGTGGTGGCGCATCTCCAGCTTCTGGTGGTAGTTTAGGTGGCGATGCTGGTGGCGAAGCACAAGCACCAAGTTTTAACGTAGTTGGCGATAGCGGAATAAACCAATTAGCACAATTACAACAAGCACCTGTTCAAGCTTTTGTAGTAAGTGGCGAAGTAACTACAAGCCAAGCTTTAGATAGAAATAGAGTTGAAAATGCAACACTATAAACAAATAAAAGTTATTATAATATGAGGATAGTAGAATTGATTATAGACGAATCAGATGAGCAAAGCGGAATCGAAGCCGTATCGCTTGTAGAAACACCAGCGATAGAAGAAAATTTCATAGCACTAAACAAACAACAAATACTACTCAAAGAAGTAGACAAAGAAAAGCGTATTCTTATGGGTGCTGCTTTAGTGCCTAATAAACAAATATACAGACGCAACGAAAAGACGAATGATGAGTATTACATCTACTTTAGTAAAGACACAGTACGCAAAGCATCAGAACTATTCTTTAAGCGTTCTAATCACAAAAACGCAACCTACGAACATAAACAACCTATTAAAGGCACTACAATAGTCGAGAGTTGGATTGTCGAAAACACGAAAAAAGATAAAAGCGCACACTACGGCTTAAACGTGCCAGAAGGCACTTGGATGATATCAATGAAGATTGACGATGATGAACTATACAACAAGGCAAAAGAAGGCGAAATAAAAGGCTTTAGTATTGAAGGGTATTTTGCAGATAAATACGATATGACTAAAGAAGAAAGCTTTGAAGACTTTGAAAAGCAAATGCTTGTTGAAGAACTAAAAGAACTTCTACAAAAACAAGAATTAGAATCATATAGCGACTATCCAGAAAGCGTAAGAAACAACGCAAAACGAGGCATAGAACTAAACGAAGCCGTAAACAACAAATGTGCTACACAAGTAGGTAAAGTACGTGCGCAACAATTAGCTAATGGCGAACCTGTAAGCGAAAAAACTATTAAGCGTATGTTTTCGTATTTGAGTAGGGCAGAAACTTACTACGATGCTGGAGACAAAGAATCTTGCGGATATATTTCTTATTTGCTATGGGGTGGTAAATCGGCAAAGACTTGGGCAGAATCTAAACTAAAACAAATAGAACGTGAAGACTTGGCAAGTATGTTAATCGATGACAATTTTGCAATCATAGATGACCGACTTGCCTATTCTTCTAAATCTATGGCAGAAAAAGCAGCTAAAGATTTAGGTGTTGAAGGCATACACGAACACGAATACGAAGGCAAAACTTGGTATATGGTTGGCGAAACGCACGAATTAGATTTGTACGGTAAATGTCCAAAGGGCTACAAAAAGAAGAATGGTAAATGCGTTAAGAAATGAGAAAAAAACGAAGCAAAGAAACACAAGGCAAATCAAGCCCAAAAGGTGGCAAAAGAGGTTGCTTATGTAAAGACAACACATACTCTTCAAAGTGTTGTGACGGCACACTTAGAGCGCAAGGCATAGGCAAAGTTTAAAACAAAAATGAAACAAACAATTTAATATAAAGTTATTATAGTATGAATACACATAGAGCCGTTCGGCAATTTTTAGCAAAAGCAGAAAACAAGATAACTAAATTAGCTTCTGAAAGAGTAGAACTTGGACTTATTGATGATTTAAATAAAGCACTTGATTCTTCAGATGAAATTATAGACCGACTTAAAGAAGGTAACGCACTTATAAAAAGAGATGAAAAGTATTTAGAAAGAGAGGAAAAAGAAATACAAAAACGTCTTGCAAACAGAAATAAAGCAGACGATACATACTTCAAACTTGAAGACAAATTTTTAAGAGCAAAACAAGATAAAGAAGAAGCATACAAAAAAGTTGAAAGCACTTCAAAAGAAATAGAAGCTTTAAAAGGTCGCATAGAAAACGTAAATAAAAAGAAAGCACCACTAACAAAAAAAGCACAAAACTTAATTACAGTATTTGAAAAAAATATTAAAAAGGCAGAAGCAGCGGCAAAAGATTTAGGTTTAAAATTGCCTATTGCTAAATATACAAAAGCACAAGACAATTTAAGAAAAAATCTATAAACACGAATAAATAAATAAAAATGAAAGATAATTCAATACTAAACAAAGTAAGAGAACTTCTTGGAATGGAAGTGA